CCCAAGTCCTTTACTAAGGGACAAATAGGAGAAAAGTCAATGAATTAAATCCAAAGACCCAGATCGTACCACCGTGGTACTAGGCTGCGACTTATCCTGAGGCTAGTCTTCCGATGTGAGTAAACGAAGTTATCGTTCACAGCACCTGGTCGACGAAGTCCCATTCGAACGTTAGACACACCTGACGGTGCATCAGACGTTCGAGAGATAAATCGTTGGAGCCCAGCCCGGTCATCTAAGGGATCTAATACTTGGACCCCTTGTATTGACTCTGCCTTCAGATGGGCTATTAATAGACCATCATAGACTACTTCATGGCCAGAGGCCACTTCCGTCACATGCCTGAAACGATATCCTTCGATACCGTCACGAGCACGTGTGGGGCAAGCTTCATCGAAATTACTGATGAAGCCGCCATCGCCTGCACCTTCGGGAATCCAAAATCGACATGATTTTGGGACCGAGGATACAAGCAATCGAAACAGCTGGAAGAACGATTTTTCACACGCGAGAAAAGAACATCTCTTATGTGATAGTCGCCTTACAGCATTCGCGAACCGATAAACGGTCGGAACAGTAGTCAATTTACCTTTGAGGTAAATAGGTTTGATGTCGATACCTCGGTAGAAGTGTGCCCCACAACTTTCGCGGAAAGGAGAGTCGAAATGACTTTTCTTCCCATTAATACGAAAGCCATAAAATTCACACAGCATCGAGAAGATATCTACACACTCTGTGGGAATAATTACATCATCCCCATAGACAAAGGCACGAGACTTCATGCCTAAGTATTCTATGCAAGCTGACGAAGCAGCATAAAATATAAGGGTTTCAAGCGGGAAAGTGAAACCGTTCCCCATACTGGAGAACTTTTCCCACCGCCTGAGACCCGTGGGTAGAAGACCGTATTGGGACCGACTTGCGTCCATAATTGCAAACCAAGCTGGGGGAAGAATTTCCTCAACGAGGCGTGCAGCTATAGAGTCACTTGCCGAGGACATGTCTAATGTAGCTAGGGTTCCATCTATTGAACCCTTCATCGCT